ATTAAAATTTATTGTGCAAAATGATCTGCCTGATGAATTTGACTTTACAATTGATAAATTTAGGTATACTATAGAGAAAGATACAGTTACCTTTACAGATACTACAGCATATAATGCAACTACTAAAACTATTAGTATGGTTGAATCAGGGTTTTTAACCAGACCCGTAATAAGTTATGCAATGTTAAATGAGGATGTACACGCACCTCACACTGTAGTTACTACCGCAGCGTCTAATCAGTCAGTTACTTATAAAGTATTAAGAAGTGATGGTTCTACTGGCGACACATCAAATGGTATGTCTGTAATGATGACAGCAACAGGAGTATAAATGGCATTAACCGATTCAAACACCTATATTGAGCCAACTGCAGGTACATCACTTAACGCTGCTAGAGCTCAATTTAACAACTCCATGCGATCTTTGCTTACAAATTTTAGAAGCTCGGCAGCTCTTTCAACTGTAAATATTACTTCAAGTGGTACAGTTACTGATACACCTGACGGTACTATGATGCAATTTGCTAATGCAAATGTTAATGCATTATTTATTTCTGATTCTACCACTAAGAAAAGTTCTCATATTGGTGGTAACTTTACTAGAGTAGGTATAGGACATCGCATAGAAAATGGCTTACCCGCGTTAACTTCTAATGTTTCACATTATGATATTGGAGAATTGGTAGTAACAGTACAAGAAGGGGCTGCACAGTCAGCCAGTCGATTATATTTAAAAACCAGTAATACTGCTTCTATAGGATCTTTTTTAGATATCGGTACTCCTGGTGCTTTAAGTATTGTAAATACTATGATAGCTACCTCTGCGGTTACTTCTGATAAAATCAATCTTGCTGTTCGTAATATTAAAACTAATGATATTGAGATAGTATCTACTGCAGCTGGAGGTGGGGGTACATGGTTTCCAGAAGTTACAGGTGTACAACACGCACAACTCGCCATATCTGGTATAGGAGCAGGGTCTAATAGTGCTATAGTATTAGCAGGCTCTAATGCTACATCTAATCTGTCCTTAGCTTTTGAACCTAACCAAATTGGTAATGGTAGTCACAATCAATTACATCATTTAGGCCTCAGCATAGTAAAACAAAATGGGGGTTACGCTCCTATAGCTTCTAACGTACTGTTACAGTCTGCAATTTTAGGAGGCACAGATACTCCAGTACCTTTAGTACCTGCAGGTACTATAGTAGCTATGGCAGGAGCTGTACCTGCTGGTTGGTTAGAATGTGTTGGAACCGCTATTAGTAGAACCACATATTCTGAATTGTTTGCTATATTAGGAACTACTTATGGTGCAGGAAATGGTTCTTCTACTTTTAATATACCTAACTTTGAGAATAAAGTTATGATAGGAGAGTCCTCCTCTCATGCACTTGGACCAGGCGCAGGAACATTTGCTAGTGGGGGTACTATTACTACTGGATCAACTACTACAACTATAAATACTACTACAGCTTCTGCTTCAACAGGTGTTAAAGATGCTGGGGGTCTAACATGTGTTACAGGTGTTACAGCTGCCGCCCACACTCATACTGCAGTAATACCACATGCAGTAGCAAGATACATAATTAAAACATAAGAGGGAAAATATGGAATATATAAAATTTTACATAGATGAGATGGATCAAAGCTGTGTATTTTTTGAATACAGAAAAATAGAAGAAAATACGAAGGGCCCATTAATAACTAGGGCTTTTCCTTTTAGTAAAATAATTGAAAAAGAACCAAAAATAGAAGAACTGGTTTCGGGACCAATTATAGGTATTTATTATGAGCAGAGAGGTTTAAACTTTACAAGCGAGAGACAATGGATAGATAAAATTGAACCACTCGATCAAGAATTAATTGACTGGATTAAAGACTTAACTGAAAAAGTATGTGTATTAGAGATATATGATGAACTACTAAAACCTCCTACAATTGATGAGCAGGTTGAGGATTTTATAAAAGAATTTTTTGAAGAAGGAGATTCAGAACCTCTTGAGCAAAAAGATTTCTTAGCAGAATTTTTTGAAGAAATATCAGATGATAATACTTCTAATGAGACTGTTGTAAGTAGTTCTGATAATACTTTGACAGGTAGAATAAAAGAAAAATTTAATAATACATCATTAGAAACAGTAGATTTTTTAACAGAATTTTTTGAGCAGCTTGACGATGATTAATATTTAAGGAGTTAATATGGCGCTAACACGCATAACATCAACAGTTTTAGGGTCAAATGCGGTTACTACCGATAAAATGGCTAATGGATCTTTAACAGCACGCTTATATGGAGTAGCATCTATTCCTGCAAGTGCTTTAGATGCTACTGCCAGTGCAACAAGTTTAGTTGCAAATATAAATACAGTATCTGCTAATGTAGCTGGTGTAGAGATAAGGCGAATAAATAATATAGCAGGTGCTGTATCTACTATAACTACTGCAGACCTTACGGCTGATAGAGCATTAATTAGTACTGGGGGTAAGGTAGCAGTAAGCGGAATTACTACTACTGTTTTAGATCATTTAGGCGGTGTAACATCTGCTATTCAAACCCAAATTAATGCCGCAGAAGCAAATATTGCTGCAAATACTGTATTTGCTGCAGGTATAGAAGCTAGAAGAGTAGCTAATATTGCTGGAGCAATATCTACAGTAGTTACTTCTGATTTAACAGCTTCAAGAGCTCTTGTATCTGATGGTAGTGGTAAGATAGCTACATTAGCTTCTGTTACGTCTACTGAATTAGGATATGTAGACGCCACATCATCTATACAAACACAACTTAATGCTGGTGTTACTAATACTAACTCTGTTAAGGCAAATGTAGATGCTGCCGAAGCTAATATAGCAGGCATAATAGCAGGTACTAAAAACTTTACTGGTCAAGTTACTATGGGTGATGACTTAGTAATTCAAGGTAATTTAGTTGTAAACGGTGATACTACTACCTCTAATACTATTAATGCCGTTATACAAGATAGATTTCTTATGCTTGCTAATTCTGTTACAGGTACCCCTAGTGCTGATGTCGGTATCTTTATGAATAGAGGAACTTCTGGTAATGCAGCTATTTATTATGATGAGTCTACTAAATCATTTACCTTATCAGAAACCAGAGATCCTGATAGTAATGTTGTTATTAGTCCTACAGGTGCCGCTAATCTTATTACTGGTCAAATCACTGCTACTTCTGTAAAATATAATGGCGCAGATTTAAATACAGCTATCACAGACAATCGTTCTGGTGCTGTATCTACTGTATATAAAGATGATCTTACTGCTTCCAGAGCTATAGTATCTGATGGAAGCGGTAAAATTGCTGTCTCAGACGTTACTTCAACAGAACTTGGTTATTTAGATGGAGTATCTTCCAGTGTCCAGACACAGCTTACTGCAGGAGTGACAGAGACTACAGCCCTTGAAGCAAGACGTGTAGCAAATATAGCAGGTGCAGTATCTACTATTACTACAGGTAACTTAACAGCTTCAAGAGCTCTTGTATCTGATGCCAGTGGTAAAGTAGCTGCATTAGCCTCAGTTACTTCTACTGAACTTGGATATTTAGATGCTACCAGCTCTATTCAGACACAATTAGATTCTAAAGGAGGTACTACAGATTTTCAATCTAATGACTTTATAACTTATACTCAGTTAAATGCTAATATTAATGTAGTATCTGGTAATGTTGCATTAGGTCTTAAACAACTTATAAACGTTTCACCAAGCGCTGATGGCGAGGGTGCAGGTAATAATAATTTCTTTGTAGCTACTCCTGCTGGAGGTAATCCTACAGCTATTGATAATGTAACAGTTACTATAAATGGTGTTACACAAGCTAAAACAAATGATTACTTATATGATAAGAACACAGGTAAGGTAACTTTTAAAGATGCGTCTATACCTTCAGGTCTGACTGTTCAGATTGTAACTCTTAATCCGCCAACCTAATGAAAAAGTATAGACAACTTACAACAGAATTAACTTTTAGATGTAATGCCAAGTGTCCTGCTTGTCATAGAGTTAAACCTCTTCGTATTAATTTAAATGATAAAAAATATACTATAACATTAGATAAATTTAAACAACTATTTTACCCAGAATTACTTAAAAATTTAGAATGGTTAGTTATTAATGGTAATTTTGGTGACTCTGTAATGAATAAACAGTTTCGTGAAATTATATCATATGTTAAAGAGCATGATACTCGTATATTAATTCATACTAATGGCGGTATTCATGGACATGATTACTGGACAGATGTAGGAAATATATTAACAAATCGTGATATTATTAATTTTGATATGGATGGTTTAGCAGATACACATTCTAAATATAGGATTAATACTAAATTTGAAGATGTATTTAGTAATGCTTGTTCAGTGATTAAAGCAAATACTGCACAAGTGCATTGGAAGTATATAGTATTTGAGCACAATAAACACCAAGTAGAAGAAGCTCGACAAATGGCTTTAGATTATAACTTTCATACCTTTTCTACTGTTAAAACTTCAAGAGATGTATTTGCGCCTAAGAGTGGTAAATTTATACATTCTAAAAAGAATAAAGAAAATATGGATAAAGCTGAACGAGTTATTAAATGTGTGTGGGATAACTGGGGTAAGTGGTATGT